AAGGGCGAGATCCAGAAGGCGAAGAACCGGATCGCGCGCGCGACTGCGCCGATGGCCGGGGCTCTGCTTCAGGCTCTGCGGATCCTCGGTCTCGACGCCGGAGCGACCATAGAGGTGCTGTGGGAGCCGCCGGAGCACATCTCGTTCAGCGAGAAGACGGCGGCCGCGGTGGCTGCGAAGAGCGCCGGGTATTCGTCGCGGTGGATCGCTCAGAACATCATGGGGCTGTCGCCGGATGAGATCCAGCAGAACGAGGAAGACCTCGCCGCGGAGCAGTTGCAGCAGTTCGCGCTGACGGGTGCCGGTGCTGTCGCCTGAGCAACTCGTCGTCGGGTACCAGGCGGCGAGTGATGCGACGCGCGATCGCGTGCTCGAGTACGTCCGTCGGGTGTGGTCGGCATCGACCTCGTTCCGTGACGCGGATGTTGACCGGATCGTCTCTCGCATCGTGCCGGTCGTGCAGGCTGGCCAGTTGAATGCAGCCCGGCTCACCGAGGCGTACATGGCCCAGATGGCGACGCTTTCGGGTGTCGACTGGGCGTCGGATGCGATCGATCGGACCGCGATCGTCGACTACCGGGGCGTTCCTGCCGACGAGGTGTATCGGCGGCCGGCGGTGACGGTGTACACGGCACTCTCGGAGGGCAAGGCGTTCCCGGCTGCCGTCGACTTGGGGCTGGTGCGCTTGCTGGCGATCGCGTCGGACGACATCCAGCAGTCGCGCAACCGGCAGGCCGCCGCTGCGATTGGCCGGTCCGGATTCCAGTCGTTCCGCCGTCAGCTCACCGGTAGGGAGAGCTGCGCGTTGTGCACCATCGCCGCATCGCACCTGTACACCCGCGGGGATCTCATGCCGATCCACACGCACTGTGATTGCGCAGTCGTGCCCGGATCGAAGGGTGCGACGAAGGTCGCCGACGACCTGCTCAAGCGGGTGCACGCCGATGTCGCCCGATTCGTCACCCCGGAGGAGCTGGGCAAGCCGGCCAGCGATCACAGCGACCTCGTCGTCACGAACGTCCACGGTGAGCTCGGCCCGGTCCTCGGGTGGGCCGGTGACGACTTCACGGGCCCGTCGGACATCGCGCGGGCCGCCGGCAATGGGTATGTGAGCCAGGCGAAGGACTTCGCGACGTACGACGAGTTCGCTGCCGCTCGCGAAGCCGAGCGCGCTGCTCGCGCCGCTTAGAGACTTCCCGCCACTCGGCGGGATAGAGCACATCCCGAATGGGGTGGCTTCATTCAACCCGAAACGGGGACACACCATGTTCAGCACCAACCGCCTCACCTGCACCGCCACTCGCCCGCTGCTGCCGAGCCGACCGCGTCTGCGGTTCGTCGATGGCGCCCCGGACGGTGGCGGCGGTGACAACCCGAAGCCGACCGATCCGAAGCCGACGGACGATCCGAAGCCGCCCGCTCCGGATGCGCCGGAGAGCGAGTGGAAGGCGTACGCGCGCCTCTGGGAGACCAGAGCGAAGGCGAAGCCCGACATCACGCCCGCGGAGCTGAAGCAGCTCCAGGACAAGGCCAAGCAGTTCGACGAGGCCGAGGAGGCGAACAAGACCGCGCTTCAGAAGGCCGAGGACCGGGCGAAGGCAGCGGAGGCCAAGGTCGCGGAACGCGACGCGGCGGACGCCGCGGCGAAGCTCGTCGCCGAGGTCGCGAAGGCGAAGGGTGTTCCGGCATCCGCGCTGCGCGGCACCACCAAGGAGGAGATCGAGGCGCACGCCGACGAGCTCCTCACCCACATGCCCGCGAAGCCCGAGACCCCGTCAGCCGACGGTCAGGGCGAGCAGGGCAAGCCGATCGGCGAGGGCGAAATGTCCGCCGAAGACATCGTGAAGGCCGCAACGGCCCGATAGCTCCACCGCCACGGATGTTCGCCATGAACTCCTGCGCGGCCCAACTCAATCCAATCCAAGGAGGTAACTCATGGCAGGCAACATCTTCGTCAAGGGCACCAAGCTCGCGGCGACCGCGCTGGCGCTGCTCCGCAAGGAGCTGAAGGCCCCCGCGCTGTTCACGATCAAGCTCGGTGTCGCCGACTTCAAGGGCGCCGAGGGTGACACCGTCGGCATCCGCCGCCCGTCCGTCCTCGTCGCTCGCGACAAGGGCTGGCGCACCGATGACGCGATCACGATCGACAAGCTCGAGCAGAGCAAGATCCAGGTCGCGCTCAGCGCCCACCCGTACAGCGCGGTTGCGCTCTCGGCCGAGGAGGAGACCCTCGACGAGGTCGACTACGTCCGCGACGTGCAGGCACCGCAGGTGCGGGCGATCCTCGAGTGGTTCGAGAACCTCATCGCGATCACCCTCCGCGGTGCGGCGTTCACGCTCGGCGTGACGTTCAACACCGCATCGGGGTCCGCGGTCGAGTCCGACCCGCGCAAGGTCGCGATCCGCGCGCGCAAGCTGTTCCAGCTCGCGCACGTCCCGACCGGCGGCCGGTACTGGCTGGTCGGCGCCAACGTGTCGGAGGCGCTCGCGTCGTACGACAAGCTGCTCGACGTGGACACCTCGGGGCTGCCCGAGGCGCTGCGCGAGGGTGTCGTCGGCAAGCTCGGCGGCTTCATCATCGTCGAGCTCGACGCGCTCGGCGAGGACGAGTCGTACTTCGTGCACGAGACTGCGATCGCCCTGGCGATCGTGGCGCCGGTCGTGCCGCAGGGAGTCACCAAGGGTGGCGGAATCGCGGCCGGCAACGGCATCGCGGTCACGCAGCTCTGGGACTACGACTCCGACCACCTCAAGGACCGCTCCGTCGTTCACGCCCTCGCGGGCGCGGCCGTCGTCACGGACCCGGAGGTCGACAGCGACGGTGCCCTCGTCCACGACGAGAACGGCGCGATCGAGCTGAAGTTCCGGCGCGCGATCAAGGTCACCTTCGGGGCCGGCGGCTCCGAGAAGGCGACCTACACGCTCACGATCACCGGCAGCCCGACGGGTGGCACGTTCACGCTCACGATCGATGGCCAGACCACCGACGCGATCGCGTACAACGCCTCGAACACCGTCATCGCTGCGGAGATCAACGAGCTGTCGGGTGTCTCCGGCGCCAAGGTCACCGGCAACGCGTTCCCCGCGAACGCGAAGACGGTCACCCTCAGCGAGCGTGTCGTGATCACCGCGACCGGCTCGCTCACGGGCGGCTCGTCGCCGGCGATCGCCGTCTCCTAGTCGGCATCACCAACTCGAAGGAGGTCAGGTCATGACTGTAGTTCAGCTCGCATCAGCCGCTGATGTGCAGGCAACGCTCGGTCGTGACCTGACCTCCCCAGAGGCCATCCGGGTCGAGGCGATCCTCGACAAGGCATCCGAGGACTTCCGTCGCCGCTCGCGGCAGAACTTCACCCCGGGCGAGTCCACAGTGCGGCTCAAGGTCAACGACCGCGAGGTGTACCTGCCGCAGCGTCCGGTGGTCGCCGTGGCATCCGTGACCGACCGGAACGGCCAACCGGTCACGTTCACCCGTCAGGGGCAGACGCTTTTCTGCGTGAGCTTGCCCTCGTCCGCCTTCGTGACGGTCACCTACCAGCACGGCAGTGCTGAGGTGCCCGACGTTGTGCGCCTGTGCATCGCCGAAGTCGCCAAGCGGGCCATCACGATCAACGCGCAGGCGGCATCAGGCGCGAGCAGCTACAACCGCACCGCCGGTCCCTACTCGGAGCAGACGACGTTCGCCGCATGGGCTGTCGGCGGTCAGACGATGCTCTCGCCGTCCGACATCGCCCTCGCCGACTCCTACCGGCCGAAGCGTGGTGGCGCGGTGGTGATGACCCCGTGACCGAGACCGTCACACGGCAGCGGGCCACCAGAGTCACGGATCCGTACAGCCAGGAGCAGACGGAACTCAACTGGGACAACCCAGACGAGGCTGCGATCGCGGAGTGCATCGTCGCCCCCGACTCGACCGGCGAGAGCATCTCGGTCGGACGTGACCAAGCACGCGAATCCCTCACCCTCCTCGTGCCGCACGGCGCAGACATCCAGCCGGAGGATCGCGTCGTGGTCCGCGGCGAGGTGTACACCGTCGATGGATTCCCCTTCGACTACGACTTCCCCTTCTCGGATTGGCAGCCCGGGCAGAAGCTCACAGTCTCGAGGGAGGTCGGATGAAAACGACGTTCCGAGTGGGCCGCGTGAAGGTCAACCGCGCATTCATCCGTGAGGCTCTCGACGGCGAGCACGGCGTGGATGCCTCCCTCGACGAGAACGCCGAGAAAGTGCTCGAGAAGGCGCGGGCGATCGCACCGGTGGACACGCACGCGTATGTGGACTCGCTCCACATCGAGGAGCACCGCACCGACCGCACCACCCGCCGCGTCATCGCGGACGTGCCCCACGGGCAGCTCGTCGAGTTCTACAACGGCACGCTGACCAAGGCGCTCGGAGCATCCGCGGGCAAGCGCGGCAAGAAGCGCAAGAAGCTGGTGCAGGGATGACCTGGCAGCCCGCGACGATCCTGTTCCCCGATGCGGAGCTGGTGATGTGCGATCGCACCCGCGATCTTCGGGCATCTCTCTCTGTCGACGGGCTGGACGTGACCGAAGCCTACGTCGGCAGGACCGTGCCTGCCACCATCACCGTCGCGATCGTCTGGAATCGCATCGGCGGTGTCGACCCGGACGCGTTCATGCAGGCCCGCATCTACGCGCCGACAGACCAGCAAGCCACCGACCTCGCTCGAGCGCTGTCCGCTGCGCTCCCCAGCGTGGTCGACGGGAATCCCATTCGCAGGATCGAGCAGACCGCGTTCGCGGATCTCGGCATCGAGAAGCAGCCCATGCGGCAGCTCCTGTTCGACATCACCTTCCGAGGAGCGCAGCTATGAATCTCACACACCCGACGTCCAAGCAGACCATCGAGGTCGACCCCGCCCACGTCGAGCAGTACGTCTCGCAGGGGTGGGTGCCGGCAGAGCCCGGGAAGCCCAAGGCGGCCACGAAGCCCAAGGCGGCCACGAAGCCGAAGGCTCCCACGAAGCCGGCTGCGTCGGCCGCACCCGCCTCACCCGCCGCACCCGACCAGACCGAGCTCTAGGTATCCGTCTCGCCCACCGGCGAGCACGACGCGTCGCGTCGACCAGGTGGACGCGGACGCGTCGGGCCGCGCTCGAGCGACGCGTCGGGCGGGACCGGCGCTACTCGACGCGTCGCGGCGATCCCCACGACGCTTCCCCTCCCCAGTTCTTCGCCCCGTTTGCGGTGGGTGCGAATCCAACAGGCGCACTCCCGCGCTGAAAACACACCACCGAAAGGACGGGCCTGATGACCCTGAATGCTGACAACGTGCTGGTGGCCACCACCGGCGCCTTCTACGCCGACACCGACGGCACCGCGACCGCACCGACGGGCACCGCCTCGTCCTTGTCCTCATGGGGCGAGGAGATGGGCTACGTCTCCGACGACGGCGTTTCCCTCAAGATGCCCGGTCTGGGCGACAGCACCCCCCTGAAGGCGTGGCAGAACGGGGCAACCGTTCGCAAGATCCACACCCCGCCGGATGACGTGCCGCAGCTCACCCTCACCTTCATCGAGACGAAGCTGCACGTGATCGAGTTCGTGTTCGGGGTGACGATCACGCAGACCTCGACCGAGGGCTCGTTCGTGATCAACACCACCGCGCTGCGCGAGCACGTGCCCTGCGTCCTCGACGTCGTCGATGGGAGCAGCCTCGTCCGGGTGTACGCCCCGAAGGCGATCATCACCAGCATCGGTGAGATCAAGCTCACGAACACCGACGAGATCGGGTACCAGGCGACCCTCGACCTCGAGTACGACGCGACCCTCGCCGGTCAGGCGAAGGTCTGGATGACCGCGCTGAAGTCGTAGCGCGCTAGCGACCCACGGGGGGCGAGCCGCAGCGCTCCCCGTGGGTTCCACCCTCCCTGATCCTGCGGCCACTGCGGAAAGGAAACACACGCATGCCCACCAAGAAGTCCATCCACGGTCGCGACTTCGACATCGACGGCCGTTACCTGATCTGGCACCCTGAGCAGTTCGAGGGTGACGACGAGATCCCGGATGTTCGGATCCCCCTGCGTATCAAGCTCGGGAAGCTCCTCGAGGTCGGGGAGGCGACTGCCCTGTCGACGAACGAGACGATGCAGCAGCTCCTCGCGATGATCGCACCCCACGAAGTCCCGAGCATGCGCGAGATGGACGTCAACGACTTCCAGGACATGGTGCGGTCGTGGATGCGCGAGTACAACATGCTCACCGGAGCGTCGCTGGGGGAATCCTCGGCCTCGGCAAGCTCATCCGCGAGCACCGAGGCGCCCTCGAGTACGACTTCCGGGAACGGTTCCAGCAACCCCTGACGGCGATCGGTGGCGGCATCGAGTGGGGCGAAGCGATTCGCCTCGTCTCGGTGCTCGCCGGCGACACGTCCTCGCGGATCTGCGCATCGCTGAACGGCTGGCCGCGACCGATCGATCTGCCGACGGTGCTGCTCGCCGACATCTTCGACCTGACGCTCGCCGTCAACTCGAAAAAGGGCTCGCGCCCGAAGCCGCACCCGATCCGTCCGTGGAAGGTCGCGAAGGCGGAGAAGTTCGGCAACACGCAGGGCCGCTCGCGCGAGCAAGTCCTGTCCATCCTGCAACGCGCCCGCGACGGGCAACTCGAGTGAGCGGACGGGGGCGACATGAGCGAGGCCGGTTCCTCTTGGGTCACTGTCGCCCCCGACGCGTCGGGGTTCGGCCGCGACCTCGACAAGCAGATCTCGGGTGAGACTGCGACGGTCGGGTCGCGGATTGGTGCCGGGTTCGGTCGCGCGTTCACGATCGGTGCCGCAGCGGTCATCGGTGCCGCGGCGATCATCGGCATCGGTGTCGGGTCGCTCGTGGCCAACGGGGTCGAGTTCAACTCGGCGATGGAGAACTACACGGCGGCATTCACGCCGTTGCTCGGTTCTGCGGAGGCCGCAAAGGACAAGCTCGCCGAGCTGACCACGTTCGCGAAGAACACCCCCTTCGAGCTGACCGACGTAGCCGGCGCCTCACAGACCCTGCTCGCCTTCGGGGCGAGCTCTGCCGACCTGCTCCCGGATCTTCAGATGCTCGGCGACATCGCGCAGGGCAACACCGAGAAGTTCAGCGGGCTCGCTCTCGTCTACGGGCAGGTGCAGTCCAACGGGCACCTGATGGGGCAAGACCTGCTCCAAATGATCAACCAGGGCTTCAACCCCCTCAACCAGATCGCGGCGCGCACGGGCGAGTCGATGACAGACCTCCGTGCCCGCATGGCGGCCGGCGGCATCTCCTTCGAGGAGGTGCGGCAGGCGATGATCGACGCCACCTCGGCGGGCGGTCAGTTCTACAACACGATGCAGCTCGCCTCGCAGACCCTCACGGGCGCGTGGTCGAACACGCAGGATGGCATCGCGCAGCTCTCTGGGGCGATGACCGCGGATCTTCAGCCCGCCCTCGTGGGGGTGCTTCAGAACGGTCTCAACCCGATGCTCTCCGGGCTGATGGACTTGATCACCGGCGCGCCGGGAGCTCAGGCCGCCGTGACGGATGCCGCGCAGGGACTCACAGCCGGGGTGGGCGTGCTCGGCACTGCTGTCGAGTCCGTGGTCGGCAACCTCGGCACCGTGATCACAGCAGTCGCTCCCGCACTCGGGTCGGCGGTCGGCGCGATCGTCGCGTCGCTGGTGTCCCTGCTCCCGTCTCTGCTGTCGGTAGCAGCACAGCTCGTGCTCACCCTCGTCTCGGGCATCATCTATGCCCTGCCCGATCTGGTCAAGTCGGCAGTGCCCATCCTCCTCGCCCTCGTCGGCGGACTCTTGGCCGAGCTTCCGTCGCTCATCGAGGTCGGCATCGAAGTGCTCCTTGCCCTTGTGAACGGCATCACCGCGGGGCTGCCGACGTTGATCCCGCAGGTGGTCGCTGCGATCGTGAGTAGCCTCACCACGCTCCTGTCGAGCGACACGCTCACCGCGCTGTTGCAGGCGGGTCTCGCCATCATTCTCGGCCTCGCCCAGGGTCTCATCACGGCTCTGCCGGGCCTCATCGCATCGCTGCCGGCGATCATCCTCGGCATCATCACGTTCTTGATCGACAGCATCCCGATGCTCATCGATGCGGGCCTCGAGCTGTTCCTCGCGCTGGTCGGCGCTCTGCCCGACATCATCCTGGGCATCGTCGATGCGATCCCGAAGATCATCACCGGCATCATCACGGCCGTGATCGGTGCCATCCCGAAGCTCATCGAGGCTGGGATCCGGCTGCTGGTCGCTCTGGTGGAGAACACGCCGACGATCATCCTCGAGATCATCAAGGCGATCCCGCTGATCGTGGGCGGCATCGTGGGCGCATTCACGGACCCGAAGATGATCCGCTCGCTCGCCGACGCAGGTGGGCAGTTGCTTCGCGGGCTGTGGCAGGGCATCTCCGACCTCGGCGGGTGGCTCTGGTCGCAGATCACCGGTCTTGGGCAGCAGATCACCGGTTGGGTGAAGAGCATCTTCGGCATCCACTCCCCGTCGCAAGTGTGGCGCGACGAGGTGGGCGCGCAGCTCGGTGCCGGTATGGCGTTGGGCCTCTCCGACTCTGCCCCCGATGTTGCGGCGGCAGCAGCAGAGCTGGCGCGGACCGCGCAGGTGTCGCTCGCCGACGCGGCCCTCTCCGCGACGTTGTCGGGTCAGGCGGCTCAGTCGGACCGCGAGTCGCGGCGCGAGGTTGACCTGTCGCCCAGCTCGCTCGATCGGCTGGTGGCGATGCTCGAGGCAGTGATTCGACTTCTGTTGAGGACGGGTGGGACGGTCACATGACGGACGCGAGCACCGGCACCTACGGCATTCTGAGGGTAACTACTTCGGTCACGCCGAACGCGGCGGGCAAGTATTGGGACATCGCGTGGGCGGTGTACCTCATCGAGAACGGTGGACCGAACCTCGCCTACGACTTGAGCGGAGTCGGGGCGAGCGTCGTCGTCGGCACGGTCGGCACGGTGTGGAGCGGGACGTTCACGTTCGACTGGCGTTCCGGGGGCAACCAGTCCACCCTCATCGCTTCGGGCACCACACGGGTCTACTCGAACCCGGACGGCACGGTGCCGGCGGGCATCTACGTGCAGGGGAACATCGACAGCACGGGCACCTCGAGCGCTGGCGGCCCGTCGAGCGTCTCGGAGTCTCCGGCGCTGTCGACCCTCAAGGTGGTTCCCGGCACGCCGTCGGCAGTCACTGCGACTCGAATCTCGGACACGTCGGACACTGTCGCGTGGTCGCACACGTCGGCCACCAACGGTCAGCCAGTCACCAATACGATCCGTCAGAAGGTCAACGGTGGTGCATGGGCGGACGTTGTCACGATCGCTGCCGCGGCGTCGGCGAACCTGTCGTGCGCAGCGAACCAGAAGATCATCTACGGGGTCAAGGCCACGAACGCGGCCGGGGACTCCGCGTGGTCGGCGGACTCTGCCCCACTCTTCACTACTCCTGCCGCTCCGACGGGTGTGACCGCGACGAAGGTCGGCAGCGACATCGTCATCGGGTGGACGCCGAACGTCGCCTTCACCGAGCACACGCATGTCGTCGAGCACGGGTACTCGACCGACGGTGGTGCGACGTGGTCTGCATGGTCGACGCTGACCTCGAGCGTTCTCGCGGGCACCTCCACCTACACGCATGCCGCCCCGAACGCAGCGCAGCTCCACCGCTACCGCGTCTCGGCGAAGAACACCAACGTCGCGACGCTGACCTCGGCCGCGGTCGTGTCGAACTCGGTGCAGTTGCTCACCGCGCCGAACAAGCCGACGATCCCTGCGCTGGCACCCTTCCAGGACAAGGCAGCGACGTTCCGGTTCCCGTGGGCGCACAACCCCGTCGACACCACAGCGCAGACGAAGCGGCAGGTGCGCTACTCGACCGATGGCGGGTCGACGTGGACGACCGGAGCGAAGACCGCCTCAGCGAACCAGTATCTCGACTTCGCAGGATCCACGTGGGCGGCCAACGTGGCCGTGACCTTCCAGGTGCGAACGAAGGGCGACTACGACTCCGGCTCCGATGGGGATGCCTCATACTCCCCGTGGTCGGACTCGGTAACGGTCACCTTCAAGACGAAGCCCGTGGTGACGATCCCCACGCCGGCGAACTCGAGCACGTTCACACAGGCAACTCTCACTGTCGCGCTGGGGTTCTCACAGGCTGAGGCGGCCACGTTCGTATCGGCCACGATCGGTCTCTACGCCGCCGGCGGGTCCACGTTGCTCGAGCAGGTCGTGTCGAACACGCTCGGCGGCACGTTGCTGGCCACCCGGCTCGCCGACGGTACAAGCTACGTCGTGAAGGCGACGGTCACTGACTCCAACGGGATCACCTCATCGCAGGTCACCTCCTCCTTCTCGGTGGACTACACCGAGCCCGTCGCAGCAGTCGTCGCAATCAGCTACCTGTCCGACTCTGGCATCGTCCAGGTCGACCTCACGATCCCGGGCGCTGGCGGCGGGCTGGTCGCGGCCACGAGCGTCACGATCGACCGGGTGATCGACGGGGTCTCTGAGAACGTCGTCTCGAACTACCCCTCGGCCTCGTCCCTGACGATTCTCGACACGACGCCCACGATCCACGGGGTGAACCTGTACCGGGTCACGACGAAGTCCGTGGATGGTGCAACCACCGTCGTGAGCGAGAGCCTGACGGTCGAGGAGGGACAGTGGGCATTCCTGTCGACCGGGGCTGGGTTCTCGACCATCGTGAAGTTCTTCGCGAACCTTCACGTGTCGGCCGCCCCGTCGCGCAACTCGACGCTGTTCGCCGCAGCAGGGCGCAGGCGCCCGATCGCTCTGTTTGGGACCAACGGGGATCTGGTGGTCTCCGGGACCGTCGACCTCGCACCCGAGTGCGGATCCACTCCGCAGGAGGTCGAGGAGTTCATCCTCACCGCCGGGGTGGTCTGCTACAGAGACCCCAGCGGGCGACGCATGTTCGGAGTCCTCTCGGGAGAGGTGGACAGCCCGAGCGGCCTCAAGAGCGCGTTCCAGTTCAAGGTGCGGGAGAGCTCCTAGTGGCCGTGACACTGCCCGGCGGAGTTGTGCCGGTCCGGGCGTTGAGCACGGGCGACATCCTGTCGGGTTCTCGCACAACGTCGTATCGGTGGGAAGTCTTCACTCACGCCAGCGGGGTCGATTCCCTCGCCGGGAATCTCGATGGCGTGATCGAGACAACCGCGTCGCTGTCATGGTCGGCAACTCAGGCGGTCAAGGGCAGCGGGATGCTCAAGGTGAGTGACCTCGCCGCCGCGCAGGCGGGCATGCTGCGGATTGGCGCACTGAATCTGACCTCCGTACGCCTGCGTCCGGTGCTCTCGATCGAAGGATTGCCTGACATCTATTGGGGCATGTTCCTGGTCTCTACAGCGCCCGAGGAGTGGAGCGATGCGGGGCGCGTGTTCAGCATCGGGTTGCTCGACAAGGCGACGGTCTTGGATCAGGATCTGGTCGACCAGACCTACACCGTTGACACCGCTACGCCGATCCTGTCGGCTGTGGCCACGGTGATCGCGTCGGCCGGTGAGTCGATCGCGGTCGACGCGGCAGTGACCTCCACTCTCGCGGCTCCGATGGTCTGGCTGGCGGGCACCTCGAAGCTTCAGATCGTCAACGACCTGCTTCGCGCGCTCAACTACAACTCGCTGTGGGTCGACGGCCTCGGCAACTTCCGGGCCACGCCCTACGTAGTGCCAGCCAAGCGCAGCATCCAGTACGAGCTGCTCGCGGGGCTGACCCGAGAGCTGGTCGACGGACCGACCTCGATCTACTCGCCCGACTGGACCCGTGATCGGGATAACTACAAGGTTCCGAACAAGGTCATTGCGGTGCAGGCGGCAACTGGTGCCGCGGCTGCGCTGAGCAACTCGGCAACCAACACGGATCCAAGTTCGCCGTATTCCTATGCCGCACGCGGCAATAGGTGGATCAGTGTGACGGTGCCAAACGTCGAGTGCCCAGCCGGCGACAACACGGCGACGTTGGCGTTCCTCGCTGCGAAGGCGAAGCAGTCACTGATCGCCGCATCTGCCGTGCAGGCAGCGGTGAAGGTCAAGCACTTGCCGATCCCACTCAGGCCCCTCGAGGTGCTCACCTTCGAGAACGCAGCCGCAGGGATCGAGCGGAGGCACGTCGCCATGCAGATCAAGCTCGAGGCTAACCCGTTGGGCCTGATGGAGACCACCTTGCAGGAGGTGGTTGACCTGTGAGCGAGTTCCTCTGGGCCACCGTCACGCAGATCGGTCCGCTGAGGGTGAAGATCGACGGGGATGCAGCGGCGCTCCTGTTCGCCCCGGAGTCCCTGGTTGATGTCGCTACGCTCGCGGTGAACGACCGGGTGCGAGTCGAGCTGTCGGGTACGCGAATCCTCATCCACGGCAGCGCAGGGTCGTCGTTCTACACGCGAGCGCAGGTCGACACGGCCTTCTACACGAAGACCCAGCTCAACGCTGGGCAGCTCGACTCGCGCTACTACACCGAGTCCGAGATCGACAACCTTTTCAAGAAATCGCAGCAGGGGCAGATCCCGTCGACCGTAGTTGTCGGGTCGGGGTCCGCCTCGGTAGCGGCGGACGGGACGGTCACCGCGACCGGGTGCTCAAGCGTTTCGCTGAACGACATCTTCGATGGTCTTGGGTCGGAGATCTACCAACTCATCGCTGACGGCGACACCTCCACGAGCAGCATCGTCACGTTCCGGCAGCGGTCAGGTGGTTCTGATATCTCGACGAGCAGTCATGTCTACGTCGGATTGCAGTCATCGCTGAGCGCTGGCCCCGCACGGTCTTCGTCGACCAGTGCGAACTCGTTTGGCTTCCTCATTCCCACCTCAGTCGGGAGCGCGAACGTCAAGGGGTCGCTCCTGCTGTTCGGGCCCGGCAAGTCGACAGCGACGTTCTACAAGATGGACTCTTTCGCCGCGGCTGCCGGAGATCGCTACCTGTGGACCGAGGGTGGCAACACCCCCTCCGGCGCTCGAACAGGCATTTCGCTGATCTGCTCGGCCGGTACTTACACCGGAACGCTCAAGGTGGTGAAGCTCGGATGACCAAGCCGATTGATGTGACCCCCGAGGATTCCGTTGTTCCGGTTTTCCTTGATCGCTCACCGCAGGTGCCCGTGGTTTCCGAGGGGCCGCTGGACGCGCTCCTCGCTGAGCGGACCGAAGCAGAACTCGCGCGCTCGCGCGCGATCACCAAGCTCACCGAGCTGGGACTGACCGAGGACGAGGCCCGCGCACTAGGCGCGAGCTAACTGCGCGAAGGAGCATCATGGCACTCTCCGGCTACGTTCTGAACGGACCGACGACCGTCATCCTCGACGACGACCGCGATCCGTTCGTCTCTTGGCAGCACCACCTCGACCGGACCGGCGGCGCCCGTGGGGGTGTCGACTGTGTGGCCTCGATCGGCACCCCGGTGCTCGCCCCCTGCGACGGTGTGGTCGACCGTCGCCCGAACGATGGCAGCGCCGGGAACTCAATGCGGTTCATCCACGACTCGAATCCGGGATGGTCGACCGTGTTCTCGCACCTCGACAGCTACGTCGGCGAGGATTACCAGCACTTCAACCAGGGCGACGTGATCGCCTACACCGGCAACACGGGAGGCGTCGCCCCGCACCTGCACCGCCACCTGCTCGACCCGGACGGCAACCGTCAGAACGAGTGGGCGATGGTCGGCGCGGACGCTGCGATCGACTACGCCTACGGGCTCAGCAGCGAAGCGCAGCGGGCGCTTCAGCAGTATGGTGCAGACCTCGGCCTGTACACCGGGCTCGTCGATGGGGTATTCGGGCACCTGTCGGTTTCCTTCACGCAGCAGCTCCTGAAGGATCTCGGCTACCTCGAGTCCGACTACGAGGTCGATGGTGTGCCCGGGCCTCTCTACGGCACCGCGCTCGAGCGCCTGGCGCAGAGTGTGGGCGCTGACGTGGTGCTCGACGGTCAGCCCGGCCCGATCACCTCCGCGTACGTCGTCGCGTGGGTCGCAGCGCAGAAGTCGACGACACCGACCCCACCGACACCGGGCCCCGCACCGTTGACCGGCACCCTCGGGCTCGACGTGGCAACGCCTCAGCGCGCCATCGATTTCGACGCTGCCGTGGCCGAGCAGATCAAGTTCGCGATCGTCAAGGCCGGCGGTCTGAACGTTGAGCCGCAGTACGTCGCCCCGGCGTACGCCGCGGAGGTTGACGCCGCACGTGCAGCGGGTCTGCGTATCGGTCACTACTACGTGCCCGGCAAGAACCAGACCCCGAAGGAGCAGGCGCGGTTCTTCGTGGGCAGCCTGCACAACTTCGACGTGCATGCCGACGTGCTGGCCCTCGACAATGAGCCTCTCGACGACAACGGGGTGCAGTGGGGCGACCTGAGCGCGACCGAGTTCCTCGCCGAGGTCATCCGCCTCACCGGCATCCCCGCATCTCGCGTCTGGCATTACGCGAACGCGTCGGCCTACCGCGCCGGCGGGTCATGGCCGAAGCTCGAGGCCCTCGGCATCCGCTACTGGTGGGCAGCCTACGGGGATGGCCCGACCGAGTTCCGCCCCGACCACGAGCCGGACCTGCGCGGATCCATCCCGCGTTGGGACGTGCACCAGTTCACCTCGAGCACGGTCATCGGCGGCATCCGTGTCGATGCGAACTACTCGCCCCTGTCGCTCGACGAGCTCTTCGCGCCCGGCAAGGTCGTGGCACCCGAGGTCGACCAGCCGATCCCCACCATCCCTGATGTGCCCACCCCAGCCGAACCACCGAAGGAGACTCCCGTGCCGACTACCCGCAGACCCACAGTGAAGCTCCCGGAGCTGCCTGACGATGTCGTGGTGCCTCTCTGGCTCCGCGCCCCGATCTACCTGACCGCGTTCCTCATCGGCATGGTGCTCGACGCGACGGTGATGGGGTGGGCGGCAGCGTCGGCGGTCGACTCGACGATCACCTTCCCCATCTGGATGATCGTGATCGTCGCGGTCTACGGGTCGCTGTCGAAGTCGTGGGCGGCGCTCGCCCGGGCGAACACGAAGACCACGCCGAAGCGCAAGGCAAGGAAGCGCTGAGCATGCTCGAACTCGACTGGGTTCTCGCGCTCGAGGGGCTCTGGCAGTGGCTTGTCACTGCATCGCCTTGGCTCGCGCCGATGGGGTGGACCGCTCTTGTGTTGGTGCTGCTGTTCCTCTGGGTGAAGCTCAAGGGCTGGGCGAAGGTGAAGGCCG